ATGAAAAGCCGGGAAGTGATAAAACTGATCGAAGCAGACGGGTGGTACGAAGTCCGCCAGACCGGAAGCCACAAGCACTTCCGCCACCCGACAAAGCCCGGCTTGGCAACGGTTCCCCACCCGAAGAGCCACCTGCCCAAGGGCACGCTCAACAGCATCACGAAGCAAACTGGTGTGCCGCTCAATAAGTGAGCGGCACACACCATCTGCCCGAGAAGGGAATGATTATGGCAACCGTCTACTATCCTGCGATCATCGAAAAAGACTCGGAGGGGTTCGGCGTGTACTTCCCGGACCTGCCGGGCTGCGTTTCCGCCGGCAGCACTGCCCAGGAAGCCGCCGAAGGCGCGCAAGAGGCGCTTGAGGGGCACCTGTCCGTCATGTCCGAATTCGGCGACCCGATTCCCGAGCCGTCCGCGATCGATGCCATCCATCCAGAGGAGGGTAGCGTCGAGGTCGCAAGGCTTCTGGTTGCAGGCGAGCGCCCGGGCCGCGCCGTTCGAGTTCAAATCACGATCGAGGATCAGTTGCTCGCGCGGATCGATCGCGTCGCCAGCAATCGATCTCGTTTCCTCGCCGAAGCGGCGCGCGAAAAGCTCGGCGGAAAAGTAGCCGCCGCGCCGCAACGCTAGCTGCGGCGCGCGTCACGCAGAGCGTCCAAGAACGCCGAGGATCTCTCGACGCCCACCGCACGCGTGATCGCGTTCACGGCCGCTGTCATCTCCTGGCTGCGGCCGAACGCGGTGGCACCCTGCCCCGTCTCCGACCGCCCGACCGCTGCTTTCCAGAACTGCTCGATCCAGCTCCGCTCCGCTCCGCAGAGATGCAGGAACGCTAGCGCCAGCCGGAGCCCCGCCGTTGGCGGCACAGCTCCGGTTCTGGCGCGCTCCTGCGCCTCGTCCACCACGCACAGCGCATGGAAGATGGCTCGGTCTCTGGCGACTCGCATTCGCGGAACATGGAGAGAACATTCGCAGGAGTCGAGGGCAGCTATCTTCCAAGGCGGCCGCTGTTCGCTGGCAGCTCCCCATCAAGCCGTGGCTGTCGATCGCGTCCCCGCTCGTCCCGCGACGAACCCTCGCAGCATGCGCCGGACTGGTGTGTCGAACCAGTGGACCACCGCGCTGGCCAATAAACCGACCGACAGCACGAACAGACCCGTGGTTACGAGGCCATGGAGATGCAGACGCTTGCCCAGCATCACGAACACAACCACTAACGGAAAGTGGATCGCGTAGACCGCGTAGGAGATGTCGCCAAGATAGCTGAAAAGCGGAGCCACCTTTGCCGGAAGCTCGTAGTGGACGCCGAACCACACGATCAAAGGAAAGATCGCCAAGACGGTGAGGAGTTCGAACATCGGCCGCCGATGATTGCCAACGGGGGCCATCATCAACACCAACACGAGCCCCACCACCGCCAGCGAGATCCAGGAGACCCTTCGATCGGAAAGGCGCATCCGCCGCCAGAGCACCATCCCCACCGGGAAGGCGAACAGCGTGCGGGCCAAACCAAGATCGAAATGCTGCCAAGACCAGCCGACGTTGAAGAACTCCGGCGAAGCGATCTGCGGTGCCAGCCATGCCAGCGCGGCAGCGGAAATAATCAGCAGATGCCGGGTCCGCAGGCGCACCAAGACCAGCGCGAACAGGACGTTCACCGCGAACTCGAAGAATAGGGACCAGCTGGGGATATTCAGCGGGAAAAGCTCATAAGGCCCAGGTCCCATCGGTGGGGCGGGCAGCATGAATAACGCGCACAGCGCGGCAAAAGCGACTTCCCCCATCCCCAGGCTATGGGGGAGATGCAGCAAGACGCCACCAACCTGCCTCAGGCAGCCGAGCACAAGCCCTACGAAATAAATCGGATAGAGCCGCAAAATTCTCTGCCAGAAGAAGTCAGCAAAGCTCAACCCATTGGTGAGCTTGCCTTCATAATTTAGGGCGATGACGAATCCGCTGAGGATGAAGAACAAATCGACCGCGAGATAGCCCCCCGGGATGAATTGCACGTCCCTCTGGCCGAGATGGTAGGCAGCGACTGCTAGCGCGGCCATTCCCCGGATTGCATCGAGCGTCTTGTATCGCCCCCCGACCGACTGTGCAGGACGCACAATCTCACTTTCAACGCTCATGTCGCCCTTCGCCCCCCTTGAAGGAAAGACTCCTGCCTGTGTCAGCAGGACTCTTCTAGGGTTAGCTTCTAAGCTATAGCCTCGCGATGCCGCAAGCGCCGATCTTCGGCCGTTGTGTCTTGATAGTGACGCTTGCTAGGCCCCTTTAGCTTGTTCGAGCAAGTATAAGCCATCGATCACTGCTGTAAGGCGCCAAGCGCCACCGGTGGCCTCGCGCACCAGCTTTCGCACCCGATAGGCGAGCTGGATGCCGACGTTCGAGCAGGTCCCCTCTCGAACCGGCGCCATGGACTCCACGCTCGACACCGGCAGCTTGCCTTTCCGCTGGATCAGGAGGGCCAGCAGCACCGCGCACCGTCCGCGCGCATGCACATAGTGGGAACGGAAGTAGATGGTCGGAGCGGTGCTATACGCCCCTTCCACCCGCCACGGGCCCCATTCATGCACGCTTTCGACCTGGCACCGGCACCGATCGCAGAGTGCCATTATTGGGCCGGCGGCGGGTCGAACTGCGCGGTGACGGCGATCAACCCATGCAGCTTCTGCGCCGTCTTCTCCTGTGGCTCGTCGGGATCGGATACCGAGAATAAGCCGTCGCGGTGGAAAACGATGTGCCCCGTCTGCAAGACGAGGCAGACGAGGCGAGGCGTGTCCGGAAACGACACCATCGCCTTGATCGACTGCAGGAACGGGGAGAGCCAGTCGGCAACCCATTGCTCGGTCTGGGTGGCCATTACGAGCCGATCATGCTCTGGCGCGCGACAGTCGCTTCCTTGGCGTAGCCTTGCGCTGAGAGGTGCGTGCCGTCGAACCGATCGGTGGTGACGAACGGGATCACATTGTAGTTGATCACCGGCGCCAGGCTTAGGTTCGCCGTGACAGTGTCTATCACCGCGAGCATTTCCGACGACATATTGTAGCCGCCGGTCATGGCAACTCGGCATTTGACCAGCGCCACGTTGGCGCCATTCCCGCCAGCCTGGCCCTTCAGCTTGGTGGCGATGTTGGTCATCGCGGTCTGGAAGTCCGTCGCGGTCACGGCCTGGTTGGCGTCGTTCGTGCCCAGCTCGATGATATAGGCATCCGAGTTGAGCGCGCCGAGTGCATTGTACGGCGTCGCCGCGGTCATGGTCGACGGATCGGAATAGATATTCCAGTGGCCGGTCCCGTTGGTGCCGAACGCCTTGGCGCCAGGCCAGCCGAGGTTGAGGATCTCAAGGCAGGGCGACGTCGAGTTGTAGGGAATGATGCCAACCAGAAAGACCTGGCCGCCAGAAACGCGGGTGATGGTGATCGGCTTCGTCGAGGCGACGGGGCGCGTGATGGTGGTCCGCTTCATGCCGTTGCCGCTCGCCGTGACAACCTGAGCGCCGCTGTTGGTGCCCTCGTTGATCTGGACGTTGAGGCCATCTTCGTCCTGGACCACGATGATCCCCAGGCCCGCCGTTGCCGAATGGATGATGTCGAAGGAGTCGGCCGCGATTTCAGGGGTGAACGTAATCGGCGTGGTGACCGTGTTCGGACAGTTCAACATCGAGCCGCTAAGGCTATAGTTGGTCAGCGTCCAGCCGGTACCGATAACGATATTCGGATTTGCGGCCTGCATGTTCGCCACGCTCGAGTCGGGCTGCGAGGTGAAGAACGCGTCGTGTCGGCATGGAACGCCGCGAGCGATCAGCATATCCTTGAGCTGGGCAGGCCAAGACTTGTTGCGGAGATAGTTGCCCGGAGCATTACCCGCGGTCGATTGGCTGGCAGCCCCCGTGCCGCTGTCGACGCCGCCGCCCCAGCCCGCAACTGCGCTGTCCCCGACGATCGCAATTTGCGATCGCTGGCCAGCCGCCATTTTGGCTTGAACCGCAGGGAATTGAAAAGTCACCGATGACGCTGCCGTGACGGTGAGCGCGAAGGAGGCTCCATTGGCGCCGGCTGCAGAAACGGCGATGTCGACCGATCCGGCACTAAGCGCGCTCAGACCGACAACGGCGACCCAGCCGGTGCCGGCGCTCCCGCTGATCACGAAGCGGCCGTCGTTCGGACTGATCGTAGGCGTCACACCCGCAGGTACGTTGCCGATCGCGAACAGCTGATAGCCGGCTGCCGTGTTCGCAGGGATCGAGGCGCTGGTGGGCGTCAGGGTCAACGTCGGCAACGGCGTCGCACTGATTGGCTTCCCAATGCTCGCGCCCACGCCCAACGAGATCGCGATCGCCGCCACGCTCGCCGGCACCGCAATTCGCCGCATCCGCTTCGATACACCGTCTTCCAACGCGATCTCGGTCGGCGTGCCGGGATCGAGCGGGCCACCGACGTTCAGCGTAGCAAAATCGGCCGGGTCGACCGGCGCCGCGAAGCCGGAGCGTACGGCGGCCGAGGCGAAGGTGTCGTTCACCGACATTCGGTGTGGCGGACGATCCGGGAACCGCTGGTCCCAGAGCAGGATGGTTTTCATCGGTCGAGACCCTTTTCTTGTCGTGGAAGTGGCGGGAGCGGGAAATTAGAGCCCGAGGAAGCTGCGGCTGGCCCGCTTCACCGCAGCCGCGTCGCGCGCTTCGCAGCGGCCGACGATGCCGATCGCCGCGCGATAGCGATCGTTCGCCTTGTCGAGCTGGCCGGTCTGCGCGTCGGCAAACACCTGCCAGTCGGCCAGTACGTCACCGGTCGGCAGCGGCGCGCCGACCACGCCCGACAGCCATTCATCGGGGAGCAGCGAACTGCAGGCACTTTGGGTCGCTACGATAGGACGCCCGCTTGCAAAGAGCCCGCAGGCCTGCGTCGCGAGCAGCGGGATCAACGGGAGCATTCGCGCCAGGCGCTGCACGTATTTCATGCTCGTTCTCCTTGGTGATGTCGTCGATGTGGCCTTCGGCGGCGGTCTGGTTGCCGATTGTCAGCACGGTATCCCGCGCGCTTTCGGTCGCGGCGGCACCCTGCCCGTTCGCGAGCTTGACGCGGGTCTCGGATCCGCTGCAGCCGCGCACGAACAGCGCTAGGCCGAGCGCGGCCAAGATGCCGAGGATGATCAGAATGGTTCGGAGGCTGGGCAACGTCATGGCGTGACATCCTTGGTGCTGACGGGATCGGAGGGAGTGCCGGCGGGCTCCAGCGGCCGCGCGGACGGAAGGCGCATCAGGCCGATCAGGCCGCCGGTGACGGTGCCCAGGCCGAAGGCCTCCATTTTGCCGATGATGCCGTTCGACAGCGCCGCGATGATCATCGCGCCCAGCAGCACCACCACCAGCGCCACCAGCGTCGCCAGATAGGCGATCAGCTGTTCGCGGGAGTTCACGCGCCACCCCGCTTCACGAAGGCTGCCGCGAGGCGTTCGTCATAGCGGTTCTCGCGATAGGCGGTGCCGTTGTAGCCCTTGGCGAACGCGGCCCAATCGTGCCGACGTAGCGCGCCGACCAGGCCATTGCCCTGGACGAATTTGAGGAAGGCGGCGAGCTGGTCGGCCTCGGTCTGGGCCTGCTGCCAGGCGAAGGACCAAGGCGACGTGGCGCCGCAGACCTCGAAATTCTCGCCGAGGATCTGGAAGCCGCCATAGCTGGCCGAGGCGAAGCCCGCGTCGACATCCAGCGCCACCGCGTCCAGCAGCTGCGTCCAGCGCCCCACCTGCTTGGCCGGGTATAGCTTGCGGTTCCACTTCCGCGACGAAATTGTGGGGTGGCTTACGTCGTAGCGATGGCCGGTGGCCCGGCTGAACCGATGCGGCTCGAACAGGATTGTGGGCCGCCCGTCGATGAAGGGCGCGGCGCTACCCTCCACGTCCCACACCGCCCAGATCGCGGCGGGCTCCACCTTTATCTGGTCGGCCGCGTCGGCAACGTCGTCGTCGCCCAGCTTGTAATCGGGGCCGTCGGTCAGCGCCGTCAGGATGGCGGAGCGATCGGCCGCGCCAAACGGCGCGCCATCAGCCCCGGGCCGCTGGCCAAGCTCCGCCAGCCGCCGCCGAAGCGTCGTCAGATCCATCGATATTCTCCGGATTAGAGGAAGATCAGGCGTTCTTCTTCGGCGCCTGCGGGTGCGGCTTCAGCGCCGCATATTCCTTCGGCGCCCGCCCATCGGCATGCGCCTCGATGATTGATTCCGCCGCCAGCTCGTTCGCCACCACGGTCCGCGCACGGCCGAGCATCTGATTGGCGACCAGCTCGGCCTCGCTGTCGACGCGCTGCAGGAAGCGATCGGTCAGCAGCTTCACCAGGCGATCGGCGCCGACCGCGCAGAAGGCGGAGAAGAGCGCGGAGGCCTCCGCTTCGAAGCCGGCGCGCGTGGCCATCCAGTAGGCGATCAGCGCCACCATCGGCAGCAGCAGCAGATCCGCGAACACCAGCCGTGCCTTCACCGGCACGCCCCGCTTGATCAGCAGCGCATATTTCGCCGCAAAGCCGAACGTGATGCCGATCAAGATCCAGCCGTATTTCGCCAGGAACTTCGCCAGCAAGGCCTCGAAACCCGGTGTCATTGGCCCTGCCCCCTTTATCGTGATTGTCATGCCGGCGCCCCCGGCCAACCGGTGGCGATGTCGATCGCCGCGACTTCTTCCACCGTCTCGGCCGCCTCGATCTCGCCGCGCAGTTGCTGCGCCCGATCCCAGCAGGCGGCGGTGTGCATACCCACGGCGACACCAAGCGCGATGATGGCGTCGGCATCGTGCGCCACTGGGCTGTTGTCGGCCATCGTCCAATCGACAGAGAATGGCCTGCCGGCCGCCTTGTCGATCTGCGCCATCTGAACCGTGCCCGATATCAGGATGCGACTGCGATCCGTGGTGTCGACGCGTCCCAGCGCGGAATCGCAGCCGCCGTCCGCCGCTCGATCGCGTGCCGCCTTCACCGCCGCCCAGGCACGGGCCTTCGCGAGCTGCAGATCTCCCGCCATCGGGTCGATCACCGTTCCGCCGTCGAACGGGGCACCAGGCGCGGTCAGGATCTGCTCGACATCCTGCAGGCTGGTGATGCGCACCAGCAGCGGGATCGTGTACACGTCTTCCCAGGACACGAGTTGCATGTCCGCAAGGTGATAGCTTTGCACCACCGCATGCGTGGCATCAGGGCGCACCTCGAAGCGGATTGCGCGATGAAAGCGGGTGGCCGCACCGTTCGGCGCCACCATTTCGCGGATGAACATGCCTACATTCCTGTCACATCGATGAGAGAGAAAGAGCCGTCGACGAACAGGTTCTGCGCGGCGCCCCCAGAGGTTACCTCCTGCAGAAGCTGCTCGGCCACGGAAGGGAAGTCCTGGTCGCCGGAGGTGATGACCCGCCCCGCCGCGACCGAGATCCGCGTGGTGCCACCGCCGGTCTGCCCACCTGAACCCTGAAAAACCTGATAGTGCCGCCCAGGGGAATGCATCATGACGGCATAGCGCCGCCCCGCACGCGCGCCGGCCAGATAGCGATCGGGGCCACCCCACAGGCTGCCGGAGAAAGGCAGCGTGTCGACGATATTGAGCATCGGGATGCTGGTGTCGCCCATCAGCTCGCCCGAATTGCTCCACCAGCGCATCCCGCCGCCGGAGCCGAGAGAGGGCACCTTGCCGAAGAAGTAGATCTCGACCGTGCCCGTGCCGAACGCCCGCACCACGAGAACATTCTGGCCGCCGGAGTTGACCGAGGATGAAAGCGGCGTGACGTACACGTCGCTCCTGATCGCGTAGGGCGGCAAGTTATTGTAGGGAAACGGCACCACGATCGGAACATTGTTCCCGACCGCGACGCTGGCGGTGACCTTCGCGAGGAAGTGATAGGTGAAGAAGGTCTCGTCCAGCATGAAATTGCCGTTGTCGTCACGGGCGAAGAACCCGGCGGTACCGGGCACATGGGTCGACACATAAGCCGGGTTGTTGGCCTTCCCGACGGCATAGATGTAGGCAGTCGGCCCCGCGATGGTCTGCGCGTCCCAGCTCAGTGTTGCCCCGGAGAAGGTGAAGGTGCGGGTGGTGCCGAACTGGTAGGGCGTCTTCGGGAACACGAAGCCCTTTCCGGCAAGCAAGCGACCATCGGTGAGGGAGCCGGCCCCTGCTCCCACGGTGAACTCCCCGAGCGCCTTGCCCGCGCTGTCGATGGCCGAATCGAACATCACTGCGCCAGAGGCGGAGCGCTGGATGAAGCCGCCGGGCATCAATATTCACCCGCGAAGAAGGTGTTGACGTTCGAGCTGTTGAACACCGCCACGCCGTCATTTCTGAACTCCGCCCGCTTGCCAGCGCTTGCAGTGCGCAAGAGGCCGATCCGCGCCGTGATCGCCGAAAGCTCGGTCACCGCGAGGCGGGCAGCATCGATCGAGCCGATCTGCATGTGGTCGCCGATGAGCGTTTGGAAGGCGACCTTTTCGCCAACGATCGAACGCGCGATGAGGTTTTCGGCCCTCAGGAAGCCATAGGCTGGCACGCTGTACGGGAGCATCTCCGTCGCGTTCTCGGCGGTCTCGGCGAACATGGGTCGCGCACCGAAGAGGCGGCTAGTTCCGGAAGCGTTTGGAGTAGTGTGCGCCTTTCGGAACACCAGCATCGCCTGTCGCGCTCCGACCGGAGCCTTGCCTCGGTTATAGATGCGCTTGTAGCCCCCGAGCGTGGTCCGACCCGGAACTTCGTCAGGTTCCACAAGGGCGTAGGAGTTCGCCACAGGGTCGCCGGTTGGGGTCTCCGAGAGAGCGTTTCCGTCACCATCGAACCACACGATGAGAACAGCGAGACGACAGCCATAGGCACACGCCCAGAGACTAAACTCGTAAGTCTTACCCTCTTCAATAGGCCACATCTCGTCCAGGTCGCCGTTCTGGTTCTTCATCCTGGCCATGCGAATGTCAGAGAAGTGCGCAGCACCCGTCTGACTGTTGGGCTGGTACACCATGAAAGTGGAGCCATCCGGAAGCGAGTAGTCAGGGCCGGGGTCGTACCCGAAGTTTAGAGATTGGAGCACGCCCTGCCCGCCGGTGGTGAGGCCACCGGTGACTACGTCGTAATACTGCACACCGTCAGGGTTGTAGGCGAACCGCATATAGTTGCGCGGGTTCGTCCCTGGCACCGCACCGATCAGCTGGTTTCCACCAACACCGATGCCCAGCTGAGACGATGCCACCGTGCCGACCAGGTCGGCCGCGGGCACTGCGCTGGTCCATGCGCCATCGTGGAAGCGCCAGAGCTTGCCGTCGAGTTCGAGGAAAACCATCCGCCCCTCGAACAGGTGATCGGTCGGCAGCGGATTGGGCGCCTTGATGATCTCGTAGCCCCCGCGCAGCTTCGAGATCGAGACCACCTCGGAAAGGGTCACGCCGCCCACCACCGCGGTCAGCGTCAGCGTGCCATCGTCCGCCGACATGCCGGTGATCTGGTAATAGCCCTTGGGCTTGCCGGAGACCGGCGTATCGGCGGCGGTGTTGATGGTACCGGTGCAGCCCTCCGCCACCGCCGAAAGCGTTGCGGCGGCGGTGATGTTGGCGTCGCCGTTCCACACGCTCAGCTGGCCGTTGGCCTTCTCCAGCCCCTTCACCGTTCCGTCGGCGAATGCCTGGATCTGGATCGAGCGAGTCGTCAGCCGCAGCGCCGTTGCCGAGGGACTGGCCGCGCCGTCCTGCACGGCGGCCACCTGCGCCTTGGAAGTGAGCGTGGCGCCGTCCGTCAACGTCGCCGTGACGATCACGCTCTTCGTGGTGCCCCGCGCCGCCGCAAAGGCCGCCTCGGTCATCTGCACGCTGTCGCCGGTTGCGCCCGATAGATAGGTGATCGAGACCGGGTTGCCCGCGCCATCCGCCAGCGACCAGTAGACCGTCGCCGCCGTGTTCTGCTTGTTCGCGGTGAAGGTCACCGTCTGCCCCTCGGGCACCGGCAAGCCGGCACTGGAATAGGTGATCATCTGGCGATCGCTGGTGATCGTCAGCGCCTTGCCCGGCGGGCCCGGCTCCCCAGGGACGCCCTGCGCGGCCAGCACGGCCCAATAGGCGGTGTTCGGGGGTGCATTGCCGGCGCTGGGCGTCGCGCTGCTGTAGCGATAGCTGGAGCCCTCGAACTGGACGATGTTGCCTGCGCGATAGGTGACGGCGGGGTCGTACGGCCCCATGTCGATCAGCGGATCGGCGAAGGCGATGTCGGCCAGCGCATGCACGGTCCAGGCGCGCGCCGCGGCCATCGCCACCTTGGAGAACGGGGCCGAGACCTCCATCTGCTCCACGCTGCGCACCGGCGGCAGCGCCGATCCGTCGGCCGCCAGCGTCAGCGACGCCGCGCCGAGGCCCACCGGCACCACGAACAGCTTGCCCGCCCAGCTGACACCCGCCACCGCGTTGACGCTGGCAGCGATTGCCTGGATCAGCTGCCGCGCCGTCGTCTGCTGATCGAGATAGAGCGACAGGTTGTAGGGCCGCGCCGCGTCGAGCGCGTCGAGCGAGGCGTCGTCGATCTTGCCCGCGCCGCCCGAGAGCAGCGCCAGGCGCCGGATCAGCTGGCCCGGCTTGCGTGCCCAGCCGTTCGGCCCGGACGCGTCGCCCTGCATCAGGAAGCTTACCTGCCCGTTCGGCGGCGCGCCGAAGCGGGCCAGGCCCTGCGCCTTGCACGTCGCCCAGGTGCCGGCGGGCACCGTTGCCGCGACCAGGGCGGCATAGTTGGGATAGTCGGCCAGCGCCCCCTCGAACCGCGCGAGCCGCTCCAGCGCGGCCTCGAACGCCTGCACGGCGCCATAGGCCGAGACCTGGAAGACGTTGTTGACGCTGTCGATCAGCTTGCCGGCGACGTAGCGCGGCGCGCCCAGCGCCAGCGGCTTGGGCTGGCCCTTCAGGCTCGCAGGTCCTTCCACCCCCGTCGTGCCCGCATAGGTGGCGAGCAGCGGCTTATCGAGCCAGCCGTCGTCGACGCGGATGGCGAGCTGCGCGCGGCCGTCGAGCAGCTGCGGCTGCGCGGTGGCGCGGCCGTCGAAGATCGGATCGCTGCTGATGTCGGTCCACAGCTGCACCCGCGCATCGGCGAGGGCATAGCGACCAAGGTTAGGCCATGCTTCGGCCTGCAGCTCGATCGTGCCCGTTGGCGCCGAGATCTCGCCGCCGAAGGCGCCGTCGAACAGATCGTAGCGCAGCACCGGCAGCTTCGCGAGCATGGGCCACCAGGGGCCGCCCGCCGCCATGCAGACGGCGGGATCGTCGACGCTGGCGGCGCGCAGCACCACCGGGGCGCCGGCCACCGGATCATAGGCATCGATCTGCGCCCACATCGTCATCACATCAGCCCCAGCAGGTTGGCGCGCCATTCGAAGCCCCTGGCCGTCGCCCAGGTGGTGCCCAGGTCGCCGACCAGCGGGCCGAACCAGCAGCGTTCCTGCCGCTCGGGCTCGGCCGCCGGGTTGATGCAGAGCGCCAGGCAATCGGTGTTGCCGGCATAGTCGAGCAGCTCCAGCGCGGTGCGCTCCGCCTCGAATTTCGTCAACGTCGGGAAGTTGAGCGACACGGTGCGCAGTTTCTTCGCCCGCCGCCGCAGCAGTACGCCGCGCGCTGACACATCGGCCGAGCCCAGATCGCGGACGCCCAGCTGCAGGCCGTATTCGAAGCCGATCGCCGGCTCAAACTTGTCGCCCACCACCGCCCGCGCGAGCTGCAGCCAAGCGCCGCCGTTCGACAGCGCAATTTCAAGGTACCGGAGGGGGGGCCAGCCAACGGGCAATGGCAGGAACGCCACGCCGCCGCGGATTTGCGGCATGATCGAGCCAGCGAGCAGCGGCCGCCCACCATCGCCGCGCGCTCGCGTTGGCCCCTCGGCCGTCGTCGCCCCGTAGATCTGCACCGTGGCTCCCGCCAAGTCGGCGCTGGACGCGATGCCGAACAGCATCACGGTATCGATCACCTGATCGGCGCCAAGGTCGAGCTTGACGGACGGCGCGGCCGTGGCGGTGCTACGCCAGACGATGCCCGCATAGTCGTTGCCCAGATAGTTCGGATCGCCCAAGCCTGTGGCCGCACTGGTGGCGGTGAACGGCAGTGGCTTTACGAAAAGTGCGTTTGCCATCAGCCGAACACCTCCAGGCTGGTGCGTTCCTGCTCGAAATCCACCTCGATTCGCGCGGCCAGCAGCGTTGCGTCGAGCGACTGCTCGGGATCGATCACGCGCGCCTGCGGAAGGCCCAGCGCCGGATTGAAGGCAAGCACATCATCAGCCACCACCGCGAACCGCCGCCGCTCGGCGCCGATCAGCGCGCCGCGCTGGTTGGCGACGGCCTGCGCGTCGGCGAGGCTATCGAAATAGCCGGGTGCCGCCTCGACGGTGCCGTCGCGGGCGGACGGGTGACGCGCGGCGATCGCGGCATCGCTCCACGTCGCCGTCACCACGTCGCGCGACGCGGCACCGATATCTGCATCGATTGCAGGCATGATTACCTCTGTACGAAGTTGCGGTTGGCCGAGAGGAAGCTGCTGCTGCCCCCGCCTCCCCCGCCGCCCAGCTGGGCGAGGATCTGGTTGGTCTGCGCCGTCAGGGTGGAGAGCTGTTCGAGCAGCGCGTTGGTGGTGGCGGTGTTCTTCGCCGTATCGGCCGTGCTGGTCGCGGTTGCGCTGGCGAAGGGGTTCTCCACCGCGGGCGAGACGGGGACGGCATTGTCGATAGAGCTGATCGCCTTGTTGGTGGCGCTCTGGATCTGGTCGAGGAAGTCGAAGAACTGCTTCGTGGACCCGTAGATCTGGCGCTCGATGTCGATCGCGCTGTTCGCCGCCGCCTGATAGGCGCTCTGGTCGATGCTCTTGCCCTGCGCGATCTGGTCGAGGAACGGCTGCAGCTTCGCCAGCGCCGCCGCTTCCTGGTCGCGGAGCGAATAGGGCGAGGCGCTGCCGATCTTCAGGCTGTCCTGGAAATCGCGCAGCGTCGCGCTGGCGGCAGCGGTGCTGTTCTTCACCTGATCCAGCTGCAGGTTATAGAGCTGCTGCGCCTGCGCCATCTGCTCGGTCGAGGCACCGCCTTCCTTCAGCGCCGCCACGGTCTTCTTCCACTCGCGGTTCAGATCGTCGATCGCGGCCCCCACCGGGTCGAGCATCTTCTTCAGGTTCTTGGGGATCGCCTCGATCAGCACGGCCTTGCTGATTGCCGTCTCAAGATCCTTGCCGCTGGCGAGGATTCGCTGCGAGGCATCGCTGATGCCCTTGATCGCGCCATCGGCCAGGGCGTTCGCGATCGCCGCCCGCACGGCACCCTCGGGGTCGCCGTCGAACTTCAGGACGCCGTCCTTGTTGCCGTACTTGCCGCCCACGCTGGTGCCGCCCGAAGGGTCGACGCGGTAGCTATCCTTGTACTTGTTGATGCTGACCGCGAAGGTGCCCAGGTCGCCGCCCAGCGCGTCGGCAATCTGCCGGATGCCGGTCTGAACGTTGGTGGCGAGGCCGCCAAGATCGGACTGCACCGCCGAATAGTTGCCGTTGACAACGGCGGCCTGGTCGACGCTGGTGATCTGGGCCGAGCCGCGCTCGGTCTTCTGGAACAGGCCGCCGACGACGTTGCCCATGATGCCGCCCGCAATCGCGCCGAGCGGCCCCGCGAAGCCGCCCAGCGTCTTGCCCAGCGAGCCACCGATCTCCTTCGTGATCGTCTTGCCCAGTTCCTTGCCACCATATTCGCCGAGGACGCCGCCGATGCCGCTGGCCGTCTTGTCGGCCTTGCCGCCGCCGAGCGCCGAGAAGACCGAGCCGCCGATGCCCCCGAAGGCGGCGCCTTCCAAGATCGTACCTAGGTTGCCCTTCAGGCCCTTGGTGATGGTCTCCGGCACCGTGATGCCAAGCTTTTCCATCCGCTTGGCCCAACCGTCGATCGCCAGTTCGAGCACCTTGCTGGAGCGCACCAGGCCGAGGGCTTCGCCTGCACTGGCCTTGCCGGTGACGACGATTTCATTGTCGTTCGCGCTATAGCCCCCGCCGCCAAAATATTGGGCGATGGCCGGGGACGCCACAGATGCCGCCGCGCGCGCCGCTTGGGGATCATACCCACGAATGCGCAGCGTGGCATCCGAGAGTGCGTCGACGAAGTCGTTCACCGTGTCCCGCAGAACCACGGCGGCACCCTTGGCCTGATCCTGCAGGATCTCGGCGGGCGTCTGCTTGCCCGTCATCTTGCGGATATAGTCCTCGATCTCGCGATCGATGCCGCCGAACAGCGCGTTGCTCAGCAGATCCCGCTGCAGCTTTTGCACCACCCCGACGATGCCGCCGGCATTGCCCTGGATCTTGGCGAACACGCCGTCGACCTGATCGAGAACCCCGCCCCACGCATTCTCGTAGATGCCAACGATCCGGCGCTGATCCTCCAGCAGGCGATTGATGGCCTGGTGCTGCTGCGCGAGCCGATAGGCCGTCTGCACCTGCGCTTCGTTCAGCGGCCCCATCTGCTGCTGCAGGCGCAGGATGTTCTGCAGCGCCTCGGCATCGGCATCCCTGCCGGCCAGCACCAGGCGGCCGACTTCCAGGCTTTCCTGCTGCGCTTCCACGAATTCGCGGAACGGACGATCCATGCCGTTCCTGATCGACTCGCGCGCCTGATCGATCAGGCCGAGCAGCTTCTGCACCTCGGGCGTCAGCTTCCGCTTGCTCAGCTGCTCGGTCAGGTTGTCCAGCTTCAGCGTCGCGATTCGGGCGCGATCGATCAGGCGGGGTTGATCGTCCCACTCGGCATTGATGGCGGTAATCGCCTGCTCGGCAGCGTCATCGGAGCGGGAGAAGTCGCGGGGCTTTCTCGGCGTCCGAGGCTTCTTCGGCTTGGGATCTCGCTGGTAGGGCTTCAGCTCTTCAGGGATCGCCCCGCCCTCGGCAACCGAAATCACCTGCAGCGCGGCGGCCTTGTCGGTGGCCGTCTTCGCCAGATCGTTGAATTTGGCCTTCACGTCGACCAGCGACTGCCCGGCGATCCTTCCATTGACGGCCAGCTGGTCGAGTTGCCCCAGCGCGATCGTCAGGTCGCCGCCAACCTGTTTCGCGTAGAGAGATGGATTTGTGGTGGCCAACTGATTGTTGGCGACTGCAGCCTGCAGCTTCGCGAAGATCTGCGCCTGCACGGCCTGTTGTCGCCGGGCATCGACGCTGGCGCGAGCTGCCGCATCGACACTGCCGGCGCCGACGCCGAACTGCCCAGCCGTTCCCGGCGCGGCCGCCACCAGAGCCTTGTCGTTCGCGCCGGTGAGATCGTCGATCTTCTTGTTTGCCGCGAGCAGGTTTGCCTGCGCCTGCAGCTTGATCGACTGGATCAGAACCTCGTTTTGGGTCTTCAGCTTGCCAGTGGTGAGATCGATGATCGAGCCGAGCAACTGCTGCGCCGCGCCGAACGAGTCGGCAGCGCTGGTCGCCTGCTGCAGCTTCTTCGCGCTCTCGTCGGCCGCATCCGCGCTCTCGAACAACTTGGCGACAAACGGGGTCGCGGCGATCAGCGCGATCGTGAAGGCGGTTCCCATGGGGCCGGTGAGAGCGCGTCCGAGCGCGCCGGCACGGCCTTCCATAGTCGACAACGCGAAGGTGGCCTGCGGAAACTGCTGCGCGAATGCGACGACGGCGCTCTGGCCCGAAACCACCTGCACCGTGAAGTCGCCCAACTGCTGGCCGATGTTGGTGAACCCCGCGCCGCTACGCTTTGCGGCATCGACCAGGTTCTGCTCTTCCGCCGTCAGCTGGCGCGTCTTGCTGACGGTCTGGGCAAGCTCGGCCTGCAGCTCTTCATAGGCGGTGATCTTGGCGCGGATCGCTGCGGCCTCTTGGACCGAGGCCCGCTCCGCCACCATGGCCGCGTCGGCGACCAGGCGCTGGGAGGCTGCCGACTCGCCGCCGCGCGCCGCCACGGCCGTGGCAGCCGCTGCCAGCTCTCGCTGGGCCTGCGCCGTGTTCTGCGCTGCCGCTTCCTGCGCGCGAAGCTGGGCAATATCGCGCGACAGATCGAGGCCGCCGCCCGTGGTGCGCGGCAGCTGCAGTGCGGTCTGGGCCGTGCGCTGCACCTCCGCGAACGCACCGTTGAATTCGCTGCGGATGTCGGCCGCAGCCGAACGCGCGCGGGTCTTCAGCTCGGCGAAACGCTGACCAGTCTCGGACGAGAACTGCTCAGCCTTCAACTGCAGGCGGGCCACGATGTCCGTCTGTGCCATGGGCTACCTTTCCAGTTGCGAGCAGATCAGCGCAGCGAGAGGCCGCGGATTGCGTTGAACAATTCGCGCGCCAGCTCGCCATCGGCGGCGTTGACGATCGGTTCGATTGCGAAGGCGTTGCGGAAGCGCACCACCGGGACGAGGACGAAGATCGGCACGACCGAGCTTTGCAGCGGATTGGCCCCGCCCCGGCCTGCCCGTTGGCGTCCGCCGGTAAGCTGGCGGAAGCCGCCAGTCCGGGCGTTCGTCGTGCCGCCGGTCGCGACCAGCAGCGAATAGTTGCCGGCGCGGTAGATGAATTGAAGCTTCTGGCCTGTCCGGCGCTCCCACTCTCCGGGAGTGAGATCGCGCCCGCGGCCGCGCGAGCCCGCCGAAGGAAGCGGCACGGCGAGATATTGCCCTCGCTTGCCCCGGATTTCGCCGGGCTGCGTCCAGAAGCTCACCGCGCCGCCGGTGCGGCCATCAGCGCGCCCCTTCAGCCAGACCGTGGCGGTTGGGTTCCTCGCCGGGCCGGACCGCGGGAAAGCGCTCGACTGCCAGGCCCGCCACAGCTTGCCGGGGACAGCCGCCTGCGTTGCGTCTTCAAGCCGCTTCTCCAGGTTGCGGGCAGTGCCCGAGACCGCCTTCGTTCCGGCCGACAGATAGCCGCGGATCAACCTGTCGGCGGCGGCATCCAGTGCTTTGCCGTCGATGATGAGATCGGCGCCGTCAGCCATCGGCCGGCTTCTCCATCAATTCTAGGAGCAGGAACGCGTCCATCAGCGCCGCCGGCTGTTCACCGACGCTGCCGGGGCATGGCAGCACCCGCCCCGTCAGCGGCGAGGCGAACCGCCGGCACTGGAAGTAGAGATCGACGACAGCCCAGATCCAGCCTGGCAGGACTATGCGGGGGTTTTCCTTCCACCGCGTGCCTTCGATCTCCCACCCTTCGCCCGCGGTGAGGCCGACTTCGAAGTCTTCGGGCCGTCTTCGGACGAAGACGGCCGCTCGAAGTTTTTTTCCTCTCCTCCGCCGAACTGCAGGCTGAAGGCTCGGGAGCCGGCAAACAGCAGATCCACCTCCTGCAGCCGGCGAAGCGCACGATCGGCGACATGGCCGTTTTTGTCCGCCTCAAACGGGATCACCGCGCCATTTTCGTCGCGGACGTTTTCCCAGCCCGTGCAGTAGCGGGTGAGCGCCACGATGGGCACCAGCGTACGACGGCGCTCCATCTGGGCGACGAGGTCGGCATAGGCCGGCCAGTGCTTCACGAGCAGCGGGTCCACGGCCTTGGCGAGCTTCTTGTCATCGTCGCTCAGCTGCTCGGCTTCCTCGCCCTCAGCCGAGAAGATCGCGACCAGCCGGTCATATTCAGGTTCTTCGGCGAACAGCGCATCGATGCCCTTCAGCTGGGCCTCGCGCAGCTGGTGGCTCCAGACCTTGGCGGCCTGCAGCGGGCCGTCGAGCAGCGCGGTCATCTGCCCGCGCTCGATCGTGGAGCCGGCGCGCAGGTGGAAAACAGGCGCGCCGTCGACCTTCTGCACCCAGGGATGGGTGTAGGGCACGGTTTCGGTGGTGGTGGTGACGATCATGGGTGCCCCGATCAGTAGAAGCAGAGGATGCTGTCGGTGTCGCGCAGATAGGCATCCTTGCCCTGGCTGATCGCCTGCGCGGTGATCTGCTCGCCGACCAGGTTGTCGCGCTGCGTGTCGCTCTCGCCCGTCACCTGCGCGACGGGGATGGTGAGCGCCCAGCGGTTCCCCGCCTGCGTACCGTAGCGGAACGACGCCGGCACCAGCGCGCCGGTGGAGATCTGCGCCAGCACGTCGCGATTTGCGACCAGCGTGGCGAGCGGGTCGATCGTCAGCACCGGGGTGCGCTGGCCAATCTCGCCCGCGCCGAAGCCGATATTGGTGTTCGGGTCCTCGCTCGACGTGACGTTGGCGCCATCATTGAAGGACCAGGTGGAGATCGAGACCGGCTTGCGGTTGAAGATCGCCACGTTCGAGGCGTCGGTACCGCGCGCGAGGTTCGGCGGCGCGTGCTGCTTCAGCGCGGCGAGGCTGGGCACCGCGGCGTCCGTCTTGCCGGCGAAGATGCCGGCGAAGCTGAAGGCGGCGAAGCCGGGGCGGGCGGAGCGGCCGTTGAGGTTCACCACGCCACGACAATGCGTGTACTTGAACAACACGCCGTCGCGATAGAAGGCGATCACCGCCAGGGGCTGGTCGGTCGCCTTGGCGGTCGCGTCGGCGGGCGTGGTGCCCGAATAGGTCCAGTTCGCCGGGATCGCCGCGCTCTCGCCCGTCGTCAGCGGCGTGTCGAAGGTCTCGGACAGGGTGGCGACCCGGCCCGCACTGTAGCCGGTCACCATCGGCAGGCGGCCGTTGTTCGCCGTGCCCCCGCTCAGGATCAGCGGCATGCCGACCAGCGCGCCTGCGGTCGCGGGCGCGCCATTGGCGAGCGTGGCGCTGGTGGCGCTGCCGGCGGTGAGCGCGGCGGCCGCGACCGCTGCCTGGAACTGGGCGCGCTTGCCGCAGGCCGAGAGCGCCGCATGGAGCGGCGGCTTGACGGTGGAGGTGTACACCACCCCCGGCCCCGCGCCGCGAATGCGCGAGGTGAAGGCAAAGCTGGCAGCCTGGCCGATCACCTGCGCCGCGCCCGAGACCAGCGAGCCGGTCGCTTCATTCGACTGTTCCGTGGTGAAGGGAGACCCGCGCGTGATGCCGTCCAGTTCGATGCCGATGAAGTCGGTCGCCGGGTCGGGAAGCGCGGTGTCGTTGTCGTCGGCCATGAGTCGGATGCCCACGGCGATGAACGCCGAGCGCTGCGTAGGATCGGACATGTTGGGTGCCTCCTTTAGGCGGGCTGGCTTGGATCGCCGCGACGGGCGGCGAAGGTGATGGGCAATTCGAGTGCGAAATACATGCGCGAGGCCGACGCGAGCGACGCGACGCCGATCGTCATACGGCCTTCGTCGATCGTCTCGACCAGGCCGCCGAGCTGATCGTCTTCGCCCATCACGGCGAAGACAGCGGCGGCGTAGAAGGCATTCAGCTGCGCATAGGTCTCAGCGCCCCCGTCACGCTCGAAATAGGCTTCCACGCGAGGCGTAAACTCCATCGTGGTGGCGGACGCCTGCGCCTCGATCGGGTCATGGCCGTCGTCGAACAGGTGAAATGCCGGGAAGGCCATGGGATCGGCGGAAGGCATTACCTCCACCTCGGCGATGCCGGGCACCAAGCGTAGCCGGCGCTCGATCTCCGCAACGACCTCAGCGCGGCGGGCCGTCATGCCACCTTCTCCAGGACGATCAGCCAAGCGTCGACATTGTCGTCGTAGCTGACCTGGTTCGGCTGCCAGGTGAGGCCGCCCCGCGCCAAGCGATCCGAGCGGATTGGCCTGTTGGGGAGATCAGCGCAGGCGATCTCCGCTGTAATGGTCCGCGTGGTGTTGCCGGGGCCTTGGAATGGATCGCCGGGGGCATCGGTCCAGATGACGCGAAGCTCGGTCGGCTTTGCGAGGCCGCCCCCGGTGTACAGCACGGTATCCGGCGAGGCGGCGCGGATATCGGCCGCCGCCTGCTGCCAGGGATCAGGCATCGGAGCTGGTCGGCGCCGGTACGCCGGCGCCGCGCTTGGCGGTGTGGGCCTTAACGAGCTCGCTCGCGCGATCGGCGGCGATCTGCTTCGGCTTGTCGCCGATCGTCACGTCGGTGCCCGCGTCGATGAACGATCCATCGTTGGCCCTTGCCGGGCCATGAAGGTGAATGACGGACATATTGGTCTCCAAAAAGGCGCGGGCGGCGCGCCGAGGCATCGCCGCCCGCCCAGGCTGGGAGGAACATGGGTTCAGATGACGGGAACGAGCCGCACGTCGACCGAGGCGGCGCCGGAGGTGGCGGCGCCCATGGAAATGCCGATCTTGGTGTTATTCGTCGCCACATTGGTGACCACTCGGGCGCTGTTGTCCCAATAGACCACCGTCTTGCGGGCGATCGCCACCGCCGCCTTGGGCAGCGTGAACACGCCGCGAACGACGCCGACCACCGGGGCGCCGGATGCCGCGTCGGCCGACGCGACCGCGAATTCGGCGCCGTCGAGGTAGCCCTGGCCGCTCGCGACGGCATAGGGCGCGACACCGGTGATGTTGTCACCGTTCTGCACGAAGTTCTTCATCGGGGATTACTCCTGCGGGCGATCGGCGCGCGCGATGCGCGCCTCGCGGATCTTGGTGAGGATCTCAGCCTTCTTGGTGGCCTCGCCGAGATCGATTTCCTCGGCGGCCGCGAGCTGCTTCAGCTCCGGCACCGTCATAGCGTCGAGATCCTCGCTATCGGTTTCCAGCTCAGCGGTCTCCGCCTTGCCTTCACCGATCAGCTGGTCGGCATAGTCGTCGTCGGCGACGGGGATCGGGCCTTCGACGGGATAGCGAATGGCGCCGGCAATGACTGCCGGCGCGAGCAACAGGATAAGCTTCATTGGGGGCACTCCTTAGCGCGCCGGGATCAGAGCCCCGGGTTCTTGTACATGCCGCGATAGTCGACGATCGCGGCGCCGACATCGAGGCGAGCCTTGGTCTTGACGCCGTCCACGTCGAAGCCGGGCTGCGTTTCGATGAACACGTCTTCCTGGCCTTCCAGGTGCGACAGCTCGATCGTGTCGATCGCGGCCTTGTCGGCGAACAGGTACCAGCTCTTGTCCGTGATCCGCGGCTCGACGATCAGCTGCAGCGAGCCGACAAACGGGTTGACGTTCGCGGTCTGCGTCGCGGCAACTGCAGTCAGGAACTGCTCCGCTTTCGTCTCCATCAGCGGCCCGACCACCAGATAGGCGGGGCGCACGATGATGAAGCCGCCCTCGACGCTCTTCTGCTGGCCCATCGCAGTGCGGCCCGCGGTGACCGAGTCCACGTTGATGTCGGCAGCGGTGCCGAGATTGCCGTGCTGCGCGGAGAACAGCGCGAAGCCGTCGCCCATGGTCGGATTGCTCAGCACCAGCCCCCAGACCAGATCACTTTCGAGATCGCGGGCCTTGTAGCCGAACTTGTCCGGCACGCGGGCGAACAGGCGCTTGTCATCGTTAATGATAGCCTGCCGGGTGATCGCGATGATGCGGCCATAGGTCTGCAGGCGGTAGGACATGCCAGTGTCGGCCATCGCGCCATAGGTGAACTCGGCATTCTCCTGCACCAGCAGCAGCTGCGGCGCATCACCCAGGCCGATGATGTTGGTCGGCTTGAAGTCCGGCAGCGTGCCGGTCATGACCAGCGGGCCGAAGGTCTGCGGCGCGGCAAGGTAGGCCTGCCGCACGCGCTTGCCGGTGGCGCTGGAGAGCGCGTTGGCGAAGTCGCTGGTGGTGTGGGCACCATAGCGCAGGCCGAGCGCGGCGCCGGCAATGTCAAGGCGGCCCATGCCGGCGGTGGAGATGCCGGTGCGCTGCAGATAGTCGCGCGACATCTCCATCAGGGTCAGGCCACGCAGTTCACGGGCCCGCTCGACGTCGGCCGGGTCGAAACGCGCACTGGGATCGGCGCGCAGGGTGACGGCGACTTCCACCGCGCGGCGATAGTCCTCGCTGTCAGTGCCGGCCGCGCCGACGCGCACGTCGATGCGCGGCTGCTCGCGCTGGCCGAGCAGGCGATCGCTGATCGCACGCTCGAACTCAGCCTCACTCAGCGGGTTCTCCTCATTGCGCCCGATCAGGTCGAGCGCGAAGTCGCTGCCGAGATCGGTCGAGCGCGCGCAGCGTTCGCGGATCTGGCGGGCGGTGATCCGCACGCTGCCGCTGGGCGGTTCGGCGCGCGCTGCGCCGCCCTGGTCGCCAACGGGCGCGGGAGCTGCTGGCGCGGCGGGAGCTGCGGCAGAAGGAGCGGCCGCAGCCGCGCCGCCGGGGAGGTTGCGTCGCATATCATCTTCCTCTTGGGTGGTGCCGTGTTGCGGAGTCCCGGATGCAGACCGAACCACGGCGTTCGGATCGGCGGGAACGGGCACGAGGCTGGCTTCCAGCAGCTCCCAGGCGACGGCGCGCCAGGTCTCGTGGTCATTTTCGTCGGTGGCGGTGATCTGCCACTTGGTGACGCGATATCCGATCGAGATCGCGCGCAGCTCGCCGGAGGCGACACGCGCCTCAATCGCGCGGCCCGCGTCCGTGTCGGCGAACTCGAGCGTGCCGATCAGCTGCCCGCCCTCGATCCGCACGTTGGTGATGCGGCCCAGGACGTCGCCCAGCCTGCCTTGATTATGCGTGTCCAGCAGCGGACAGATGCCCGCGCCGACGCGACCGAGATCGATCGCCGCGTCGCTGATCTCCAGCTCTTCGGTGAAATAGAAGCGCCGCACGGCCGTCCCGGCCGAAAGGACGGCTTCGACGGTGCGCGCGGTGGCGTCGTAGCTCTCCGGCGTGAGGGACAAATCGCGTGTGCCACGCCCGTTCGCCTGCGGTTGGCGGCGCTCCTGCAGATCGCCCTGCTCGGGCGCGTTTCGGGTCAGCAGCCCCGCGATCGCTGCGGCGGCCGCGCCGACCAGCAGCGCCTTTTTGCCCCGCTTTGCTGGTGGCAGCGGGGTGGTGACGACGCGGCCTTCCGGACGCGGCTCGTCGGCGGCGCCCTGCGGCGCCGGTTCGGACTTGCTCATGATGGTCTCCTTGCTAGGCGGCCGTGGAACCGGCATCCGCGCTGGCCGCGGCGTTCTGGGCTGAGCTGAAGGGATCGCCCTTGTAGTACAGGCCCTTGCCCTGCTGATTTTTCAGGTCGGCAGCGGTCTCGTCCATGAACACATCATGGTCGAGCCCGCGGGAGGCGAGCAGGCTGCGCCGGTTTTCCAGACCGGCCTGCATTTCGAGGATATCGGCCTCGGCATCGCCCTTGCGATCGATCGACTTGCGCGGCGGGGGCGCCCAGCGGATCGGATAGGAGCGCTTGCCGGTGCGGCCGAACTCGTAGGCGGCCTGGCAGAACCAATCCCAGACGCGATTGAGCGCCACCGGAATGAGCGTGTTCCACTGGAAGCGCGACATGAAGGTGTCGAATTCCAGCGCGCCAGCCCGGTAGGACGAGAAGTTCACGTTCGACAGGTCACCGGTCATCTGTTCGTAGGTGACCGACATGCCGGCGGCCGCGGCGAGCAGGTTGATCTTCACCGCATCGCCTACGCCGCCCACCGGCTTGGGATCGCTGAACTTGATGTCCTCGCCCTGTTCGAGCGTGAACACCATGCCAGGCTCGATATTGTCGATCGGCGGCAGGCCGCCCTCCCGCTCCTCCCGCTCGCCGAGTGGCCGCTCGTCGGCCTCCGCGCTCAGCGTGCGGAAGCCGGCGAAACAGGCGTCGATCTTCCGGCGGACGAGATCGGCATCGAGCGTCTCATCGATATCGTCGAGCCGCTTCACCACCGGCTCGAACACCGATATGCCGCGCTTCTGCCCGATATCCTCTTCGACGAAGAGGTGGATCACGTCCTCGGCCGCGAAGAACACGGGCGGCTTGAAGCCGCGATATCGCGCCCGTGCCGGGTGGAACCAGTAGCCGGCGACGTTGCCGTCTTCGTCGTACTGGATGCCGTCCTCGATATTGTCGCCGAACTTCTCCGTGGCGAGCATCCCGCCGTCCACCAGCTGGATGCGAAACGGCAGCACTGCTGCATCCCGCACCCACCGGCGCAGGATGAACACCTCGCCCTGGCGGAACATCGTTCGCACGCCCAGTTCCTGCTGGCCGTAGAAGTTCAGCCTACCGCGGAAGTCGCTGACTTCCACCCAATCGAGCCAGAGCTGGGCCAGCGCCTTCGGCCCCTTGGGCGTGCCGGTGATGCCCCAGCCTACGGCGTTGTTGACCAGCGCGTTCAGCGCCTTCTTGCCGTAGGGGTTCTGCGACGCGAGGCGGATGACGGTTGCCCGATCGAGCGTGCGGCGCGGCCGCGCGTCGTTCGGATCGCCGGTATTGATGTCGAAGTTGGCAGCGCTGGCGCGCGTGCGGCGGCCCTGATGGCGCTCGATAGCCGTCAGTTCCTGGACGCGGACGCGGGCCATGGCGCGGCGAGCCGCCACACCCGGCGCGATCGCCGCGATGGAGCGCTCGAACCAATTCATCGGCGCAACGTCCGAAGCACCACAGACCGGGTGCGACGGCTCCCACGCACGGCGGCCTGATCCAACTCGGCCTTGATGGTGTTGCGCACGCTCAGCAGCTCGCCCGAGTTTTGATATTCGGTCGAGCGGCCGTCGGCGAACGTCACCTTGCGCACGTTGCTCTTGAGCGCGGTATCGACCGCGTCGAGATCCTCTTGCGTCCAGGCCATCAGCGTTTTCCGATCCAGTTCCCGCTACGCTTCGTGAAGCGATTGACGGGGTTGCGTTTCGAGGCGGGCACCTGCGGTGCCTTGGGTTTTGTCGGCAACGGCGGCGGCGAAGGCTTCGTCAGAGCGGGTTTCGCCACTGCTGGCGCTGTGGGTGCCGGATCGGCCCCCAGCGGCAGCGCAGCCTGATCCGGCACGCGATAATCCCTCGGCACCCACCGCATGTGCGTGCGAGCTTGTGCGAACGGCGGCCGCAGAAGGGTGGCGTAGCCGTAGACCAGAAGATCCCAGGTCTCGTTGCGAGGCCGGACCTTCTCCCACTTGCCCTTCTTCAGCTCCTCGGCCGTGATCTCCTCGACGTGATGGTCGAGCAGGCGGCCCGTCGCGCCTTCGTCTTGCCCAGCCTTCAGCGGGCCACCCCCGGTCTTGCCGCCGGGCAGGTGGATATAGCCCGGACCGGGTTCGGAACGGCGAAGGCGGGCGTCGATAACACCCTTGATCCGATGCACATTCGGCAACCATAGCTCAGCCGAAGTGCGCTTGGCGCCGCCGCGCCGCTTCTGTTCGGCGAAGCGAGCCCGCGGCATCAGCTCGCCCGTCATGCTGTTGCCACCCTTGGTGAGGGTAATACGGTTCTTTGCGATGCCCGCCGCCCGTGCCATCTCCCACACCGCCTTGGCGAACTCGGCAGCGCCCTCACCCTTGGCGCCGCCCCCGCCCACGTCCAGCTGGACGGTGAGAGGCGGCGGCGACATGCCGGAGCCGTCGGCAAGCGGATATACTCGATCCCAGAGCGGCAGCATCACCCGCGCGTGTTCCGGGTGGCTGAACGGCGCGAGCGACGTGATCCCGTCTTCCAGCACGTCCGTCGACCACCGATCGACGATCCAACTTTCGAGCCCCTCGCCGAAGGCGAGCGCCATATGCTCCAGCCGGTTGGCCTGTGTGTCGGTCAGGATCACCCACACCTTCGCGCCGCGGGGCATCACGCCCAGGTGCAGGCCCTGCTCGCGGCGGAGCTTGAGCGTGTCGGTCTCGACCGGCTTCTCGCCCGAATGCTTCGAACGATAGTTCTTGCCGCCCTGCGTGTTGATCACGGTGCGCAGCGCGCTTTCATCCTGCCGCACCTCCCATGCGATCTGGGCGTCGCGCCACTTGCGGGCCAGCGTCGGCCAGCTGGGCAGCGCCATCAGGCCGTCCACCCGAAAAGTGCGGCGGCGCTTCGAAACGCCATGGTTCGCCTGCACGAACCCATGGTTCGGCAGTCGTCCGCAGCTTTCATGCAGCTTGCGGCGATCGCTCGGCTCCAGGATGCAGCCGTTTGTCGGGCAGACGACGTGTGCAGTGGCCTCGGCCTGGTCGGCGGTGCCGCCGGTGTCGAAGCGCAGATCGCGCAGGAAGTCGATTTCCCAGCGCTCACCGCAGTGCGGGCACTCCGGCCAGATCCGTTCATCGGTACCGTCAGCGACGAACGCTTCGATGCCGCTCTTCTCGTCCTTCGCTGGCGAGCTGCTGATGTACTTCTTCTCGCGGCCTTCGTGGCTGATGAAGCGGCCATCGAGCAGCGCAATGCCGCTGCCCTGCCCGCCTTCGCCGCCAGTCTCGCCGATATTATCGTCATACTGGTCGTAGTCGTCGAGCCAGCCGAACCGGATCGACAGCTGCGTGAACTGCGAGGCTACCGGCCACACCGTGGTCAGCATCATGCCGTGGAAGAGCTTGATCCACTGATTATTCGCATTGTCGGCGGGCCGAAGCTTGGTCTGCACCGCAGACGTGCCGGCGATCATGGGATCGAGGCGGCCCTTGACGAACTTCTCGGCCATCAGCCGATCAGGCTGGCAAACCAACGTATCCGACGGGTCGCTCTCGACGATCCAGCCCAGCCAGTCGACGCCGATCGTCGTGGCGCCGCATTGCGCCGGCTTGATGATGCCGATTTCGGACGTGACCGGGTCCGACAGGGCCAGGCGCAGTTCGTTCTGCCAGGGCAGTGTATCCGGGTCATAGCCGCGATGGCGGATCGACCATTGAAGCAGGTTGAGCTTGTCGCGCGGGCGGTAGCTGGGCGCCGCGCGTCGCAGGATGTCGCCCCTAGTTGGAAAGGGCGGAATCACCCAGCGCGGCGGCGGGATCATGGGCGCCGTCGCCAAATTCGTTGCTCCAGTTTTCCATCATCGTGGCCAGCTGCTGCTGATCGTCGTGCATCAGCCGTTCGATCGCAGTCAGTTGGTCGCGGGTGAGATCGATTTTCTTTGCAAGGCGGGCCGTGAAGGTGGCCTGTCGCTGCTGGAAGCGGCTGAGAATGTCGCCGATCGCGCCGACCACTTCCACGAATGGCACCAGCTCCCGGCGCTTCTCCGCCAGCTTCGTGGCGATCACCTCTTCTTCGAGCAGCTGCTTCCGCTCGGCGATCGAGAACCCGGCCATGGGCTGGGCAGTCACACCAACGCCGAGGTCCAGGCCGAGCTGGCGCAGATCCTCGGCACGCTTCCGCGCTTCCTCGGTCTTCCGCGCTTCCTCGGCCTGCCATGCGGCGATCGCCGCGGGGATATCGATTTCGTACGCGTCGCCGTTCGAACCGCGCTTCCTGATCCAGGCCTGATCCGGCTGCGCGGCGATCCACTTCCGGATCGTCGGCTCGGACGCCAGCCCCGTTGCCGCGAGATCAGCCAGGTTACCGAGCAT